CCGGTACCGCCGGCGATTCAGGCGCAGCTAACGAAGCTCCAACAGGATGCTCAGCAAGCCCACGCGTTTGCGCAGTCGCTGTTCCAGAAGCTGGAAACCAAACAGCCCGAACTCGACACCAAGGTAGCAATGCAGCGCGCCGACCTCGATTTTAAACGGGAGCAGTTGGCGGCACAAATTTCGATGCAACAGGCTCAGCTCGGCCTGCAGGCGGCGATCGCGCAGCTTACCCAAGAGCTCGCCACGATCAAGGCCGAAAGGGCCATGACGAACGGCAACCAGCAGGCGCAGGCCGATCGCGCCCACCAGGTGGGCATGCAGGCCATGACGCAGGCGCACCAGGCCGGCATGGCTCTACAGAGCCAGGCGGCCGACGCCTCGGCGCAGGCCTCCGACCAGTCCCATCAGATGGGGATGCAGCAAAGCGCGCAGGATGCCGCGGCGCAACAGGCGGCGCTTCCGGAGGCGGCATGAACGAACAAGAAACACGCGATGACTCGAGTAACGAAGTCGCCCCCATCGCTCCGGTAAGTCCGGAGTGGGAACCGGAAGATGAAGACATCTGGTGGTACATGCTCACCGATTGGAATGATTTCGGCGCGCATTAAACCAGGATCCTTTTCAAACTTGCCTACGCGCGGGCATAAGTACACGCGGAAAATCCTTTGGAGTTAACCATTGGCAGAACAGACGACCGAAACGACAGCGCCAGCAGTAAAGCTCACCCCTTTCCAGGAATGGGCGGCCACTCCGGACGCTGACCAGCAAATCTCCAGCGAGACCGCAATCGATACGGCCTCGGAAACCGCCCCGGCCTCGGAACCGGAAGAAAAGACAGCAGCAGCAACAGAAGAGAAAGAACAGCTTCCCAAGGGCCTCAAAAAGCGCTTTAGCAAGCTCACTTCGGAAATACGCGAACTCCGCGCCCAGCTCGCCGACAAGTCGGCCGCCGCCAGCGAGGAGAAACCGGGGAACGCGACCCCGCCGAAAGAGACTGCCAAGGCCGCCGATGCGTCGGGTAAACCCGTCGCCGCGAACTTCGACACCTATGAGGAGTTCATGGAAGCCCTGACCGATTGGAAAATCGAGCAGCGCGACACCTTGCGTAAGCAGGTTGAAACCCGCGAATCGCAAGCGCAGACCGTTAAGACGCAAGTCGAAGCAGCCCGCGCCAAATACGCCGACTATGACGAAGTGGTCAACGACCAGGTGCCGATTTCTCCGGCCATGGCCGAAGTGATGCTCGCTTCCGAACACGGCGCGGACGTCGCTTACTGGCTCGGCTCCAACCCGGCAGAATCTGCCAAAATCTCGAAAATGACGCCGGCGCAGGCCGGCGCAGCGCTCGCCCGTATTGAGGCTTCCCTCGCCTCGAGCGCGACCCCTGCTAAACAGCAACCCAAAGCAGCTCAGACGAAAGCGCCGGCGCCCCCGAAAACCATCACCGGCACGAGCGGCAGTTCGGACCCCGAACCCGATCCGAAGAATTACAAGGCTTGGGAGAAGTGGTACAACCGCGAACTCAAGCGCCGCACACCCGACGACTAAGGTCAAAACTGCTCAACCCGCGGACGGTCGTGAGATAGGCCGCGGCACTACCGCCGAGAGGCGGAAGGAACCATCTAAATGGCAAACGTTTATCAGCCTTGGCAGGTATTCACCAACCGTGCCTTGCGCATTCTCAAAAACCAGCTCGTCTTCTTGAAGGGCGTCAATCGCGACAACGAAAACCTGTTCGCAAAACCGGGTCAGAAGTCCGGAAACACCATCAACGTCCGATACCCCGCGCGGTATGTCGGCCGCACTGGCGAAGGCTACAGCCCCGAAGCCTACGTCGAAAGCTCCTATCCGGTGGTTATTCGGCCGCTGCAGGGCGTCGACATCGATCTGCCCAGCACTGACTGGACGTTGAACATCGACGACACGGAAAATCGCGTCCTGAAGCCCGCAATGGCGCAGCTCGTCAACAACGTTGAGCGCGATTGTATGCAGCTCGCCTACCAGGGCGTTGCGAACTTCGTCGGAACGCTGAACACCGCCCCGACTACGGCAAATATCCCACTGCAGGCCGCGGCCTACCTCAAGAATGAGGGCGCCCCGGATGACGGCGGGGCCAAGCGCCTCATCATCTCGCCGAATACGAACGCGACGCTGGTTCCTGCACTCTCCGGATTGTTCAATCCGCAAGTGAGAATCTCGGATCAGTTTGAAAAGGGCGTTCTGGCCAAAAAGACCCTCGGTTGGGACTGGTACGAATCCCAGAACACCTGGATTCACACCATCGGCCCGCTGGGCGGCGCACCCGCAGTGCACGGGGCCAACCAGACCGGCTCGAGCCTGATCACCAACGGTTGGACCGCTGCAGTCGGAAAGCGCCTCAACAAGGGCGACATCATCGAAATCGCCGGCGTGAATGCCATCAACCCGATGACCCGCGCCGTCTATGGCGGATTGCGTCATTTCGTCGTGACCGCGGACGTCTATAGCGATGGCAGCGGCAACGCCACCATCCCGATTTTCCCGTCCATCGTCCCCGCTCCTCTCGCTTTCGCCACCGTTGACAGCATCCCCGCCGATACGGCGCTGATTTCCGTTTTCGGTACCGCCGCGGCCGGACAGGGCGCGATCGCCGGCACCACCTCGGCGCAGTGCCTCGGTTATCACCCCGATGCATTCACTTTCGCTGGTGTCAGCCAGGAAGTCCCGAAGGGTAGCACCGAAATGGCTTATGAAGCGACGGATCCGGATACCGGTATTCAGCTCCGCTTTGTGCGCCAATATATCGGCACGGAAAACCTGTACGTGAACCGCTTCGACGTGCTGTATGCGTTCGGAGTGCCCTACGGACAGCTCGCCGTGCGCATGCAGAGCAACTAGACGGCACAGCAAACCAGACGGGTCGGGGTAACTCGACCCTTCCAAAGAAAAGAGAAACATCACTATGAATTTCAAAAAGACTTCCGTCCTCTGCTTCGTTCTCCTCGCATTGGCCCTTGTGCCCGCAAACGCGCAGGTCTATACCCTGACGCAAACCTCCCTATCGTCCGCGATCCCCGCCGGCTCGCAGGCTCTCATCGTTGCCTCGGCAACCAACATTTCCGCCGGTACCATGCTGTTTGTCGATCGCGAAGCTATGCTCGTTCTCGGCGTCTCCGGTACCGCTTTGACCGTCACCCGCGGCACGTACACCACGAAAGCTGTGGGGCACGCCTCGGGCGCTATGGTGCTCGCCGGCTCCCCCGACTGGTTCAGCGACAACGACCCTACGGGCACCTGCACTGCATCGCAGACTAAAGCGCTGCCTCACGTCAACGTGATCACCGGGCGCGAATTCCTGTGCTCGAGCGTCACTGGCACCTGGGTTCCCGGATGGGGCAACACCGATTCGCCCGCGCGGGTAAGTGCGGCCGTCGCTTCCGCGGCTGGTCTCATCACTCCCAGCGGCCCGTTGTTCCATATCACCGGTACCGCGGCCATCACCGGTTTTAACGTCCCGGTTGGCTTCCAGTCCGGTGGATTCTGCGCCATTCCTGACGGCGCGTTCACGACCACGAACGCAACCAATATCGCGATCGCGTCCACGGCCGTCGTGAATAAGCTACTTTGCTGGACCTGGGACGACACCAACAGCAAGTTTGTCCCCTCGTATTAACCAATCGGGCGAGCCACTCATCTGAGTGGTTCGCCCATTTTCTTCAAGGATTCTCCGATGTCCCTCTATAACCTCGATCACAAGCCCGAATTTCCCAAGATGAAGTACGCCCCGAACGGGGGCGCCGTCATGGTGCACAACGCGACTGAAGAGCGCGCACTCGGGCCGTTCTGGACCGATGCCCCGAAAGCTCCCGCGGCGCCGGCGAAGCGCAAAAAGGGGGAAGCGTGACAACCAGACTCGCTCTCTTTTTGTTTGTCGCCCTGGCTGTCGTCGGCCTGGCGCAGGTCGGCACGTTCAGCGTGACCGGTCAGCAAGCGGTCACGGCAAGCGCCGCGGCTGTCGCCTATCCCGCCGGCCTCGCCGTTGCGTGCTTCAAGGCTCCCTCTGCGAATAGCGCAACGGTGTATGTCGGCAATTCGGCCGTGACGACGTCGACGGGCTACCCGCTCGCGGCGAGTGAGTCGGTCTGCGTTCCTGTTCAGGGTAAGGCCGGCGCCGTGTATGTCGTCGCGGCAAGCACCGGTTCGAGCATCGCGTGGTTCGGTACAGCTCAATGAGAAACGCGCTTTTGTTTTTGATAGCGGCCGTCGCGCTGCAGGCGCAAAGCGTTACCGGCGTGCCTTCCTCGAATGGCGGCGGCTCGAGCTCGAGCGGCGGCGCCGTAACGAGCGTATTCGGGCAGACTGGCGCGGTTGGCGCGGTTGGCGATCTCAGCGCTACTGGTGGCGTCGTCAAGGTCAACGGTGCAGCGGTTCCCGCGTCGGCTCCTTTGCTTGGATCGAACAGCAGCGGGCAACCGGTTACCGCGAACTCTCCGACGATCACCGGGCCCCTGACGATTGCGCCCGCGGGCGGCGGCGCTGGGGCGATCGACTATTTATGTGGCACTACGCCAAGCCCGCTTCCTTCCTCGGGCTACGTGACGCCGTTCTGTAACAGCGCCAACTCGAATCACTTCAGTGTGGTGAATAGCGCTGGAACTGTAACCGACATGCAACCGACACCTGGCGGGTATGTCCTCCTCTCGGAGCAGGTGTTAGCCTCACCAGCATCGAGCGTCACCTTCTCGTCTATCCCATCGACTTATCGCAATCTTCGGCTGGTGATCTCCGCGAGGTGCAGCGCATCGCAAACCGATGACGGCGTATACCTGCAGTTCAATTCCGACACCGGAGCGAATTATTCTCGCCAATACCTTGTGGCGTCTGTGGCCTCCCTTAGCGCCGGACAGAGCGTGAGCTCCTCGTCAGGGCTGGCGATTGGTGATGTGTCCTGCGGCACTGCTCTGGCAAACGCAGCAGGCAGCAGCATCATGGATATTCCAAATTATTCTGGCACGACGTTTTTGAAAACGGCAGTTGGTACGTCTGGCGGAGTATCGGCCACAGGAGGCGCTGGAGGAATTCGAGTGTTCACATTTAGCGGATTTTGGAATAGCACAGCCGCAATTAACAGCATCCTTGTCCAGCTTTCTGGGGGCAGCAACTTTGTCGCTGGTTCAGTATTCGATCTGTACGCGCAGTAAAACATCAAATGGGAAACATCCTGAAGTTTTTAGTTCTGCTGTTGGCTTGCCAGCCAGTTTTGGCTGCGACGTATTATGTTTCGAATTCCGGAGCGGACGCCAATAACGGCACTTCTTCCTCAGTCCCCTGGCAGACAATCGCGAAGGTCAATGCGGGCGCTTATAGCGCCGGGGATTCCATCTTGTTCCACGGTGGAGACACTTTTAGTGGCACGATTTCCCTTTCGGTAACTGGATCAGCCGCCGCGCCGATCACCGTGGGCAGCTACGGAACGGGAAAGGCAACCATTAACGGGGGAACCGGAGACGGGCTTGACTGTACCAACTGCGAGTTCCTTAAGGTTTCCAACCTCGCCTTGGTCGGATCCGGCTGGACCGGGACTGAACCGAACATCACCGTGCTGAACGGAGGAACGGGCATATTCATCCTTTCTACTCGTACAAGTGGAAACCAACTGCGCAGCATCGATATCTCCGGCAATTCGGTATCCGGCTTTTGGTACGGGATTGTGGTGGGCTATGCCGCTTCCGCAAGCACGCTCGGATACAGCGGCGTCCGGATCTCCAATAATTCAGTGACGAACGACCTGTCGTTCGGAATCAATGTTCTGGGGTACAACGCGAATGCTGGAGGTCCGGTGAATCAGACGACGAACGTCTATATCGGGTACAACACCGTGACCAACATTCCGGGAGATCCACAGTCCGGAACGGGAGGTGTCCATGGTTCGGGAAAGACCGAAGCAGGAGGGATCGACGTCGGCAACGTCACCGGCATTACGATCGAGCGAAACTATCTCTCTGGCATCGCCGGCTTTGGCGGGGCACAGTCCGGACTCACGTTCGGAGGATCGACCGCCATAGGTCTCGCCAGCAGCAGAAACTTCAGGATCTCCAATAATGAGATCGCCAACACACGATGCTCGACGCATTTTGACGGGTCGGCAATTGATATCGACCAGGACACGCAAAACGGAGATGTCGCATACAACCTTAGCTATAACAACGTCGGCTCAGCCATCCAGGTTGGGTCGTACGGCGGATTCACTTCAAATGCACGCATTCACCACAACGTCAGTTACAACGATGTGCGCGGGAACAATACTGGGGGCACGTCTGAGCAGGGGGCCATCAGGCTCGGCGGGGCGTTGAATGGAGTTCCGATATTCAACAATTCAATTTATATAGACAGCGCTGCCGTCGGCGTACCTTCAGCGATCAATTGGGAAACTTGGGCCGGCGGCACTTCCAGCCTGAATGTCCAGATACTCGATAACATTTTCAAAGTCACGGGAGGCATCGCGATCTATCATGCTAATACCGCATCGAACCCCACTCATCTTGGCTCTCCCGTTATTCTCCAGAATCTCTACGATGCTTCTTCCGGCTCGCTCCTAATATCGAACGATACAGGCAGCTCTTACGTAAACACGACTTCTTTAGCAGGATGGCAGGCTCTCGGCTTCGAGACACTGAGCGGAATTAATTACGGGCTCGTTTCTGATGCCGGGTTCCTGAATTTTTTGGGGTTTTCACCTCCGACAGGAGGGTTTTTACCCAGCGGCATCTCGATGCACTATCTTGACCTCTCGCCAGGATCAGTCGCGATCGGGACTGGCGTTGACCCCTGGATTGAAGCCATCGACCTCGGTCTAATTGATTACCAAGGCAATCTTGCACGCCACGGCGCAGCCGTCGACCTTGGCGCTGCTTCCTACCTGACCACTTCCTCGACTCCCGCGTTGACCTTCCGCGGCGGAAACATTCTCCGGTAAAATTCTATGCTCAAAATCCTCTCGCTCTCGCTTTTTGCTGTTTCGTTGTTCGCGCAGAACGCAACGACCCTGGACGCCGCGCAGGTCAAGATATGCCCCGCCGGCGTAAACGCGATTGTGGTGGTGATGGGCTCGCCGGTTAAGCTCCCGGGCGCCGGCTCCGTCTCGACACAAACGATTTGCGCGCAGATTGACGCTTCGGCGTTCAAGCTCGACACAACCACCACACCCCCGACCTTGCGCCTGCTGGCCACGCCGGCGCCGGCGCCTGTCTTCGTAGATGGGGAAGTACCCGGCGGCGCGATCGACGGCGTTAACGCGACGTTCACCCTGGTAGCTGCCCCGAATCCCGCGGCGAGTCTCCAGATTTTCAAAAACGGGCTGCTGCAGACGGCCGGCGCCTCTGCTGACTACGTGCTTTCCGGCTCGAGCATCACCTTTAACACTGCGTCGATTCCGCAACCTGGCGACGTGCTCTTAGTCTTGTATCGCCACTAATGTCTGCAGCTTCTGAAAAGCGCCTGGCGCGTTACCTGAAAGCGAAGGCGCGCGAGGAAGCGGCGGCGAATCACCCCGGCAGGCCGATCGCGGCGACTGGAGTTATTTCATGGCTCTGGCGTGGCGGGCGGATGCCCTGGCCAAAGCCTGTTGAGGATGTATGCGCCGTCGTCGGCCTGGTGAGAGAGTATCAGTCCACTCTTGACCCTGAACTCTGGGCCGCGCACGTCGGCGTCTGGCCCGCGGGCGCGTAAGTTAACCCGATCGATTAATTCACATCAGCGTCGCGAGACGCGGAGAACTCATGTCTTACCTTTGCTCTGACCTCATCAATTCAGCCCTTCGTAAAATCGGCGTGCTCGCGGCCGGGGAAACTCCCAATAGCGACGAGAACACCGACGCGCTGCAGTCCGTCAACGCGCTGATGGAAGCGTGGAGCGCTGAACAAGCCACCATCTACCAGATCGTCAATTTCCAGGGCTCGTTAGTCGCGACCCAGCAGACCTACACCATCGGCACCGGCGGCAACTTCAATACCTCGCGCCCGCTGAAGATCGAGAAAGCCGGCATCATCACGCCCGACACGTTGCGCCACGAGATCAAAATCGTGGGCGCGAAGGACTGGGCCGAGATCGAGGAAAAATCCCTCACCGGCCGCCTGCCGAAAGTGCTGTACAACGACAACGCCTTTCCGCTCGCCAACCTCAATATCTGGCCGATCCCCAGCGGCACCGGCGGCGCCCCAACGCTCGATCTTTATCTCTGGCAGCAGCTCCAGCAGTTCTCGGCGATCACCGACACGTTCTCAATGCCGCCGCCCTACTTCCGGGCGCTCGTATACGCGCTCGCGATCGACCTGGCGCCCGAATACGGCAGCCAGGCGCAGGCCGCCGCGGCGGGCCTCGCCGATGCCGCCGCAAAGGCTAAGGCGGAAGTGATCGCGCTCAACACCTCCAACGCCATGGGCAAAGAGCCCTCCGATTTGCCGCCGGCGCCGGCGCCCGTTCAGCCCCAACAGTAAGGAACCTCCATGACAGTTCAAGACCTCGTTAACCAAAGCCTCACTCTTGTCGGCCGCCTTGGCGCGGGCCGGTCCGCCGGCGCCGCTGAATCCGGCGTCGTAATGGGCCTCGCGAATAACATGCTCGATTCGTGGAGCACGAAGCGGCTCACCGTTTTCACCGTGCAGGCCGCGACGTACGCGCTCACCGCGGGAACCGAGAGCTACACCATCGGCACGGGCGGCGTGTTCAACGCGGCGCGGCCCACCGCGATCGAATCCGCGAACATTGTCGCGACCGTCGAAGGCGCCTCGGCTCGGTTCCCGATGAAAATCATCGGACAGAACGAGTGGGCCTCTCAAGAGACCTACGGGGATCAGTCGATCATCCCCAAAAAGCTCTATTACGATCAGGCCTTCCCGCTCGCGACTATCTACCTGTTCCCGACGCCGGCGACAAACACGCACCTCGAGATTTACACCTGGACGCCGTTTACTCAGTTCGCGACGCTCGGTGACACTCTCGCGATGCCCCCGGGCTATCTCCGCGCCCTCAGCTATAACCTGGCCGTTGAGATCGGCGCCGCGTTTGGGCTCCAAATCCCCGCGGCCGTCCTGACGATTGCCGAGGGCAGCAAGGCCGCCATCGAAGCACTCAATGCCCGCATGATTCCCCAAGACGACATTGCCAACCAGACCGCCGCTGAGAACCAGGGCACGAAAGGCAACAAGCAGTGACGCTGCGCGACCTCGTCCGCTCGAGCTTTCGTCTTGTCGGCGTGCTGCGCGAAGGGCAAGGGCCGAACGTCGACGACATCACCGATTCGCTCGTGGTGCTGAATGCCATGATTTCAAGCTGGTCGATCGACCGGCTAAATATCTTCGACATTCAGCGCAACACCTATAACCTGGTCGCGAACCAACAGACCTATCAGATCGGGCCTGGCGCGCCGGACTTCGACGCGCCGCGGCCGATCCGCATTGACCGCGCCGCGGTGCTGTACACACCAAACGGCCAGTATGACCCGGAGCTCCCCCTCGGGATGATGACCACACGCGAGTGGGAAGACTTGCGGATTAAGAACATCACCAGCCCGATTCCCACCGGCATCTACAACGACAACGCGTACCCCAACGCGAACCTCAGTTTGTGGCCGATTCCGACCATCACTATTCCGCTGATTCTCTATACCTGGCAGGCGCTGACGGGCAATTTCACCTCCGGACAGCTCGACGACTCGCTATCGTTCCCGCCGGGCTATGAGGACGCGATCCGCTACAACCTCGCCGTGCGACTCGCTCCGGAGTGGCAGAAGGAAGTCCGTGAGGACGTGCTCGCCATGGCCAAGGAATCGAAGATGTATATCCAGTCCCTCAACGCGCCGGCGCCCGTGCTCCTCTGCGACGGCGCAATCACCGGCAACAAGTACGGCGGCGGCTGGAGCTACTTGACTGGCTCATACATCCGCTGAAAGACGATTCCGCTAGTACTCTTCGACAGGCAATTACCAGCTTTTAATGGGCGCCCAGACCTTTGACAATTTCGTCGGCGGAAGTTACGCCGCACTCACGCCAAATCTGGCGGCGGATACCTGCGTCAATCTGTACTTTGAGTCGGCCGAGAGCGGCACGGCAAAGAACCGCGCCGCGCTCATGAACGCGCCCGGGAGCGCCGCATTTACCACCTTGCCCACGTCGCCCGTCCGCGGCATCTTCGTCGGCGAGGACGCGCTGTTTGTCGTCGCCGGCGACACCTATTACCAGGTGTTCGACGATGGCACCTTCAACGTCCGCGGCAACGTCGGCAATGACGCGTCTAATTCGCCCGTTCTGATGTTCGAGAACGGCACCCAGCTCATGATCGTGTCGGCGGGAAACGCCTACATCGACGGCGGCGGCCCTGGCGGAAGTGGAAGCGTCCCTGTCGACTGGGCCACAAACACCGGTATCGTGAATGTCACCGGTGTTAACGTCACTTGGGTTTCCGGCGATCCTTTCCCCGCGGACGCGGCCGGCCAGGTGATCGTCCTCAACGGGACTAGCTACACGATTGCCACCGTAACCAGCTCCACGGCCCTGGTGCTGACCGCGTCCGCCGGCACGCTGAGCAACGCGACTTACAACGGGCCCGGCGGCGCACAGCCGGCCTGGTTCTCGAACGGCATCGGCGCGGTAGACACGTCCGGCACGGCCGTCACCTGGGTTTCCGGCGATAAGTTCGACGCCTCAAACGTCGGCAATACGATCATCATCAACGGCGTTTATTACACGGTTGCGAGCGTGACAAGCCCCACTGCGCTGGTGCTAACGACGTCCGCTGGCACGCAGAGCAATGTGGGATATCGCTCGCAGTTTCAAGTGGATGCAGGGACGGGGGCTTATCTCGACGGTTATTACATCGTCTCGAAGGCCTTCACCAATAAGTTTCAGATTTCGGCCGTACTCAACGGAAATAGCTGGAACCCGCTCGACTTCGCCGAAAAAGAAGCCTACCCGGATAACATCCTCGCGTTGCTCGCCGACCACGAACAGCTTTGGCTCTTTGGCACAAAAACCATCGAAGTCTGGGCCAACACGGGCGCGGCAACGTTCCCGTTCCAGCGCATCGCGGGCGCCTTCGTGCAAATGGGCTTGGCCGCGCAGTACACCCCAACGCGGGTAGCTGGCACCGTGGCTTGGCTCGGCGGGGATGCCCGCGGCCGTGTGATGGCCTACGCAGCCAACGGCTTCATTCCGGAGCGCATCTCGACGCATGCGGTCGAAACGGCCTGGTGGCTGGGGGGATCCGTCGACGATGCGATCGCGTTCGCCTACAGCGACCAGGGGCATGATTTCTGGGTTGTCTCGTTCCCTTCCCAAAACACCACCTGGGTTTACGATTTCACCGAGAAGCTCTGGCATCAGCGCGGCTGGTGGGACGGCACCCGCCTGAACCGTACGCGCTATGCAACGCACGGGTTTGTTTTCGGCCTGCACATCGCAGGCGATTGGGACACCGGCGAGCTATACACCCTCGACACCGAGAATTACGACGACGTCGGCACGCCAATCTACCATGAGCGCGCGGCGCCGCACGTTTCCGGCCCGATGCTGCAGCTTGCGAACCCGTCCGGCACGTCGACCAATTCACCGTTCCAGAACAACAACACTTTCTATCACCGGTTCGTGCTCGACATGGAAGCGGGCGCCGGCGGCGCGGGCGTCATGGGAGACGGCTATGTGCAGGCCTTCGCCAACACTACCAGCGTGGTTGTGAAACATAACCTGGGGACGCTCGCCGTCTGCATCCAGGTTTTCTCCGCGTCCGCGATCGCGACTGAGGCCGAAAAGACGAACATTATCGACGCGAACACAGTGAACCTGACTTTCGGCGCGCCGTTCACTGGCTACGTCGTCGTCATCAAAGGCACCCCGGGCAAAACCAGCTACACCACGAACTTTAGCGGCAACTCGGCGACGGTTACTCATGGGCTGGGCACTGTCAAAGTGATCGTGAACGTCTACGACTCAACCGGCTTGCAGATTGAGCCTGAGACGCTTACCGCCCTCGGGCCTAATCAGGTCGTTCTCACTTTCGGCGCGGCCGTCACCGGCGGCACGATTGTCGTCATCGAGGGAGCCTATCTGGGCGCTTTCGCGAACCAGACGAACTTCGTCGCGACGCACAACCTGGGCACCACCGCGGTGGAGGTTCAGTGCTACGACGCCGGCGGCCTGCTCGTCGAACCGGAACAGTTGCTGGTGAGCTCGACGAATACCGTCACGCTCAAATTTGGGGGCGCGTTCACCGGCTATGTGGTTGTGTGGGCCTCCACAATTCAGACTCAGCCGTTTATCATCCTCGATTGGTCTGACGACGGCGGCCATACTTTCGGGATCCCGCATTACGCGCTTACAGGTCTGCCTGGCGCGTATGCAACGCGGGTAATCTGGCGCCGGCTGGGATCCTCCCGCGATCGCGTTTTCAGGGTTCGCTATCTGACGAGCGGGAAAGTCGCTTTCATTAACGCCTACCTCGAATCAACCGCGGGGAGCATGTAAGCCGTGGGCGTCACCACGGGAACAAGTTTTACTGCGAACCCGCCGGCGAAACCCGTTGTCCCGCTGCGCTCCGATATGTGGGACGGCCCGGGCATGTCGTCGCTCGGCAAAATGACGCGCGTCTGGTTCCTGTTTTTCCAGTCGCTGCTCGAGGGATTCAGTGCGCTCGAGTTACAGACCAACGGCGTCGACAACGGGTCGCAGACGCTGCTCAATCTGGCGCAGGGCTCGAATGTCACGATTACCGACAACGGAACCGGGACGGTCACCATCGCGAGCGTCGGCACGACAGGACCTGCAGGGCCTACCGGACCCACCGGGCCCGCCGGGGCTACAGGCCCAGTAGGGCCGGCCGGCCCAACTGGCGCCACGGGAGCAACGGGAGCAACAGGTCCAGCGGGCGCAACCGGCCCAGCGGGGCCAACCGGACCACCCGGATCGCTCAACAAATACACCACCGGTTGGACCGCACAGACTACGGTCGCCGTGACGCATGGGCTCGCCTCAACTGACGTCGGTTGGTGGGTTTACGACGGATCCGGAGTCGCGGTGCAGCCGGAATCAGTGACCGTCACAAGCTCGGCCGTACTCACCCTGACCTTCGGCGCGGCTTTTACCGGCCGAGTAGTTGTCGTCGCGTAACGGAACTTCAAATGACAAAACGAACGAAAATCATCGCCGCGACTCTCGCGGCTGCCGGCGTCGCGATCGCGGCGACCGTAGTGGGCTACCAGGACTGGCAGGTACGCAGCTCCGCACCAGGCTTGCCCGGCACCGGCTATTTCAGGACGTGGGCTGACCTGTCGAGCGGGCTCATTAAATGCATCACGCCCACGGGCACGAATTGTTTCTTCAGCGGATCGTCGGGCCTGAGCCTCGAGACGAACGGCACGGCGAACGGGTCACAGTCGCTGCTCAATCTCCAGCAAGGCTCCAACATCGCCCTCACTGACAACGGATCGGGACAGATCACGATCGACGCCGCGGCGCTCTCCCTGTTGCTCAAAACCAACGGCGTCAACAACGGCTCGCAGTCGATCCTCAATCTCGCCGCGGGGTCGAACATGACTCTGACCGATAACGGATCTGGTACGGTGACCCTCGATTCTTCCGGCGGCTCACTCACGCTGCAAACCAACGGCACAAACAACGGCCTGCAGACTCTGCTCAACCTGGCGGCCGGCGGCGGCATCACGCTTGTCGACAACGGCTCTGGCACGGTAACCGTTTCAACTGCGGCCGGTTCCCTCCGCGCGATCGGCATGGCTTTCGGTCAAACCGGCGGCTCTGCCCTGTCTTCCGGAACGACGCAATACGTCACCGTCCCGTTCGGCTGCACCCTCAAGCAGTGGGATATGACGGTTGACCAGGGGACGGCCAGCGTCGACGTCTGGAAGCGCGCCACCGCTCCGAATGACTGGGCGGGCGCCACCGGTACGGTGAACACGTCCGGAACGAACGTAACGTGGGTTTCTGGGGGCACCTTCCCGTCCGATGCGGCCGGCACTCACATCACGATTAACGGCACACTGTACACGATCGCGAGCGTAACGAGCTCCACGGCGCTCGTGCTGACCAGCTCGGCCGCGATCCAGTCAGCAGTGGTATATGCGGCTCCCACGGCGGGAATCCCCACGATTTCTAACTCGATCGTCGCCTCTGCTTATCCCGCGGTATCGACCAGCACCACGGCCGGCTCGAGCGCGCTCACGGGATGGACCACGGCGGTCACCAAAAGCGATGTTTTCGGGTTCAACCTCAAGACGATCTCCGGAGGAACCACGGCGCTATCCGTCGTGTTGGAGTGCCAACAGTGACGCGCTTACTCTTATTGCTGTTGAGCTTCTGCGCGCCGGCGCTTGCGACTAACTGGGCATTCGTCCAGCAGTCGCCTGTCGTAACGTTCAGTTCAACGCCGTCGCTCACGCAGGCGTTCTCATCAGTGAACACCGCGGGCAATGTCATTATTGCCATCGTCTATTTCCCTGCGGCCGGAACAGTGTCTGACACTCAGGGGAACACTTACACTCTGATCCAGGGCGCCACCGTGTCAGCTTCTGACCCAATCGAAATTTTCGCCGCGGTCAACATCCATGCAGGCTCAAACACCGTTACGGTGAGCGCCGGCCGGTCAATCTTCGTGGCTGAGTTCTCCTCTACCAATTCGACCTATTCCGTTTGTCCGGCCATCGGCGTTCCTGGGACGGGAACAAGCGGCACCGGCATAACGAGCAACGGCATCAGCCCGGACGCATACATCAATCCCGTCTCGTTCACGTCCCCGTCTGAGGTTATGGCAGTCTTCGCGGGCGCGACAACTCTAGCCCCCGGAACACCGTACTGGACAATCGGCACCGGCACGATAATGTGGACCGCGTCATACGGAAGCGGCTTCAATGGAGGCACGCTCGCCGGCTACGACGATGTTTCCAGCGTCACCGGCACCTACAGCGATGCCATTACCGCCGGCAATTTCGGCACTTCAGGCAGCCGTACGGGCGTCTTTCTGACTCAAGGCTCCATCTGTCTCGGGTCCGGCGGGAAACACACGTTCGCGATTCTCTACTGATGCTGACCTTCGAGCGCTCCTTCAACTATCGGCTGATCGGCGAGGTAATGCGGCATCCGGCCCTGTACCAGGCTGACGATTTCGCGCCGTGTCGTGAGTGCTTCGAACCGCTCGAGCATCCGCTGGTTTGCTATGTGCTCGTTAAGGACGCTGACGAGCTGCTCGGGCTCTTCATCCTCGAGCCACAGAATCATGTTTGCTGGCAGATTCACACCCGGCTTTTGCCTTGCGCCTGGGGCGCACGCGCCGCGGAGGCTGCCAAGGGAATTATCGCGTGGGTCAAGAACTACACGCCCTGCCGGCGTCTCGTCACGATCTGCCCCGCGTACCACCGGCTCGCGATCCGCTTCGCGAAGCGCGCCGGCATGACTGAATACGGCGTCAATCCTGACTCCTGGCAAAAAGACGGCCGGCTGCACCACCAGGTCCTGCTCGGCATTTCACTGTAACTACCGTCGCGACGACGGAAGGAAATTTATGTCTCTCATCACCAACGTTATCGGCGGCATCATGGGCGGCCACGCTCAAGGCGTCGCGGCAAACGACGTCTCGGGCGCCGACAAACAAGCCGCGGCGACCGTTCAGAATGCGGCAGCGGCCGGCAATACCGGCATCGCCAACGCGACCAGCGCCGGGCAGGGGCAAGTGCTCAACGCCGGCCAGCAGGCCGGCCAGAGCGTCACCCTGGCGTCAGTTCTCGCGGCTCTCGGCGCGCAGCAGGCCGCCGGCGCCGGACAAGCGGGCATCGGCACCGCGGTGGGGTCTGGGCAAGCTGGGCTCAATCCTTTTTCGGCTGCCGGCCAGCAGGCAGCGCAAACGCTCGCCGCGGGCCTGGCACCTGGTGGAAATCTCAGCTCGACCTTCGCGCCCACCATGGCGCAACTGCAGAACACCCCGGGCTATCAGTTCCAGCTACAGCAGGGGCAGCAGGCACTCCAGAATCAGCTCGCCGCACAAGGCCTCGCCAATTCCGGCGCCGCGATCAAGCAGATGCAGAACTATACGCAGGGCTTGGCCTCGACCGAATACCAGAACGCGTTCAACAATTTCCAGACGCAGCAGCAGAACGCGGTTGGCAACCTACAGAATTTGGCTAACTCCGGACAGGCGGCGTCGACGAGCCAGGCCTCCCTCGGCCTGCAGGGCGCGACCAGTTCCGCGGGTCTCGGCCTGCAGGGCGCAGAATACGCCGGCAACGCCCAACAGAGCGGCGCCCAATACGCCGGCAACGCGGGCATGCAGTCGAACGAATACGCGTCGACCCTCGGCTATCAGTCTGCCGCCCAACAGGCGCAAATGGCGAACGCCGCGGCGCAATACGCCGGCAACACACAGATTCAGTCGGGCCTGGCGCAGGCCAATAGTGTGCTGGGAAAGGCAAACGCCTATAACAACATGCTCGGCGGCATCGGAAGTTTCGTCAACAGCGCAGTTACCGGAGGGATCCCTAGCTTGTCGTCAATGGGCGGCTCGCTCGGCGCGATTTTCGGCGGCGGGGGCGGCGGCTACAATCCATACGCTGGCAGTAATGGCGGCGTGACCGGCGCAATCAATGACTCTCCTTTAACCTTCAGCTAAGAACAACATGGACACTCAAGACCCATCTTTGATCCTCGCGGCCGGCGCGTCGCACTACGAGCCGCTCGAAGCTGCACAAGCTCGCGCGCTCCAGATACAGCAAGCGCGACAGGACCTGCAAACCGGTACCCTAAGACTCCAGATCGGCGAGCAGGACCGGCAGTCGAAAACCTACGCCAACCAGCAGACCGCGCTCGATCTCCGCGACGCGCAACTGCTGTCTGATCTCATGAAGCGCCAGGTAACGGCCTCGAGCCCGGCATCGCCAGCATCTCCCGCCGCACCCGGCGCACCTGGTGGGGCCCCGACCAGCTCGCCGGCCGGGCTGCCAGTCACGCCCGAGGGCCTGGTGGTCCGGGATCCCTCCTATGCCGGGCCCGTGGCTGGAACCGCGGCGCCGGCGGCCGCAGCTGCGCCGGGTGCGGCTCCTGCCTCGAGTACTCCCGCCAGTAAATCAGCCGCGCTCGACTGGGACGCGATCGCCGATGAACTTGCGAGGAACGGCGCGCAGGCAAAATCGATTTTCGGCATCAAGCAAATGGTGCTCGGAAATCAGGAAAAACTCGCCACGCTGGCGAAGAATCGCGCCGATACCGAGTCCACGCTTAATAAGCTGCAGGACGACGAAAACGACCAGTTTGCCGCCATGGCTCGGCAGGTGCAGCAACACGATTACAACCCTGCCGTTGCCCTGGCCGCGCTCAAAATGATGGCGGATAGCTCGCCGTCTTACGCTGCTCACGCACAACGAATTGCCGCGGCGCTGCAGGCCAATCCCGATAACCTGCGCACCATCATTGACTCGGTAGCTTCTCACACTACGGCGCCGATGCTCACCGCGCAGGCTCGAGCCGATACGGCTGCCACCTCTGCCCAGAAACAGGCCAACGAAGCGCCGAAACAACAAGCTGAAGCTCAACAGGCGCAGATGGCCGCCACCGCGCAAAAGCTTCTGACGGCCGACAGTCCGGAGGAATACGGCGCGATGCGCGCCGCGCTCGATCCGGACATGAAAGCGCTATTCCCTGCCAAGTTCGATCCGGCCGCGATTCGCCAGGCCGCACTCACTCCGGAACAGCAGACAGTCACGGGGCTTACCGCTGCTCGAGACGCGAACACGGTTACCAATGAAGCGGCGGCACGCCGTCAACGCGATATCGCGCTCGGCCTCGAGGCGCAGAACGTCGGCATCCGGAGAGTCGAGGCGGATCCGCTCGGCACCCTCGGGCTGAATCCGCACCCGCCGGCGTTTGCCCAACCAGGTCCAGACGGACAGCCGCTGACGGGCGATGCGTTCCTGAAGACGCTATCGCCTGGGATGGCCGCACAAGTCAAAGCGATCGCGGAGGGACGCCAGACGAACCTGCCGCGAGGCAAGGAACTCAGCCCGCTGATGGCGGCCGTCAATCAGTATGACCCCACATACACCGCGACTCGCGGCAAAGCTCGCGCCGCGTTCACGGTTGGCAAGCAGGGTCAAAACGTCCAAGCCCTCAACACCGCGACGGTGCACCTCGACCAGCTCGCCGACGCGGCGGACGCTCTCCGTAACGGCATTTTCCGGCCCGGGAACGCGGCATACAATTCGCTCGCCGCGGCCTTCGGCCAACCCGCCGTCACCAACTTCGACACGCTCAAGGCAGCCGTTGCCGGCGAAATGGCGACTGCACTTAAGGGCAATGCTACCGACCAGGAAATTCACACCATGACCGCGAATCTGCAATCGGCTAATTCGCCCGCGCAGCTCGCCGGCGTGGCGCGTACAAACCTGCACGTCTTGGGCGCTAAACTCAACACCTACGACGAGCAGTATCACGCGACCATGGGCAAAGACGACCCTTGGAGTCCGGTCTTACCCACGGCTCGAGGCGTCTTTCAGAAGAACGGGATCCGACCGCTCGCAAGCGACTCGGCGCCCAAGAAAAACCCGTACAGATAAATGCCTGACGTTAAATCCATCCTCGACCCCCTCAACGTGCCGAAGTCTGTCAAGGCGGACGCATTCGACGCTTTCCAATCGGCTGCGTCCAGTGACGATCTGAAACCCAGGCTCGACAAATTACCGTTGTCGAACAGCGCCAAGGCTGATCTCTGGGACGCGAAGCATGCGGCAGAGACGGCCGTTTCGGCACCCGCCGCGGCGCCGGCGTCATCCGGATGGACACTCGAGCACAATCCCGTCTCCGACTTTTTCGCAGGTGTCGGATCAGGCGTCTTCAGCACGGGCGCGGGCGCCTACAACCTGGCGCGGAAGGTTCCAGGGGTGAGCCAGGTCCTGCCGGCGCCCAACGCCTACGTGCAGAGCCTGACGCAGGCTCCGGACTCGCTGGCGGGCAAAGCAGGGCATTTTGCGGAACAGGCCGGCGAATTCATTGTGCCGGCTGGGATGGCTGCCGAGGCCACCAAGGGCGCGGGACTGATCGCCCGGGCCGGCGCTCAAGCGCTTGCCGGCGGGGGCGTATCCGCCGTCCAGAGCGGTGGCGATCCTCGAGCTACGGGGATGGGCGCGGCGATCGGCGCGGCCGGCCCGGTCGTGGGCGCCGGCATCCAGGCGGCAGCTCCGTCGCTGGGCCCGGCGGTTACCCGGGTCGCGTCCCAGGTCCTCGGCCGAACGACGGGCGCCGGACCCGCTGCAATCCAACAGGCGATCGAAGCCCCCACTCCTGACCTGGTCGCGGCAATGCGCGGCGCGACGACCGAAGGGGAAGTCCTGAATAATTTCAAGGACGCGCTGCAGAACGTGAAAGATGCTCGAGCGGTCGATTATCAGAAGGCTCTCGCAAACGTCCCTCAAAACATCACGCTTAATCCCAATTCCGTCCGGCAGCGCGTGAACCAGATGCTAGGCCAGTTTGGAGTTAAGGCGGGGACAAACGGCGCGCTCGATTTTTCGCGTTCGACCATTACGGACCCTGTCGCGCAGCGCCAGGTGAAAAACATCGTCGCCGACGTTACCGACTGGGGATCCCAGCCAGGCGACCTGACGCCCCAGGGCATGGACACGCTCAAGCGCCGCATCGGCAGCATGTTTTCGGACGATTCCCAGGCAAGCGCACTAATCGCGTCGACGCGGGATGCTGCTGCGTCCGTCCTCAAACAGAACGTGCCCGGTTATGCCGCGATGACGAAGAATTACGAAACGGCGACGAAGTTCATCGACTCACTCGGCGACCTGTCCATCAATTCAGCTAATCCCGGTACCGCCATTCGCAAGCTCTCGACGGTGATGAAGTCGGACAGCGATTATCGGCGCGTCCTCACTGACGCGCTCTCGCAGTATTCCGGCGTCGACATGAAAGGGCAACTCGCCGGCCTGGCTCTCAGCAAAGCTGGGCCGCAAGGCTTGGCCGGAGCGCTCGATACGGGCGTAGGGTTGCTCGGATACGTGATGCGTGGCTATCTGAGCCCGATGGCCGCCGTTTCGATGGCGGGCGCATCGCCGCGGCTAATGGGTGA